CCAGGAAATATTACAATATCTGTTTATTTAAAAACCTTAGATAATTTAGGTATTGATATAGATTTAGGTGATTATGTTGGTTATTACGATAGTGAAGATTTTGTTAGATATTATACTGTTGTAAATGATGGTAGAGTAATATCTGATTTTAAACATACATATAAAGGTTATAAACCATTCTATAAAACAATAATTGCAGCACCTGTTGGTCCTAATGAATTTAAAGCACTATAAAAATGGGATTACCAAAAAAAATAAAAAAATACATACCATTAACCGAAGAAAAAATTCTTTTACCTAGAAGAAGAGAACTACGTGACCAAATTGAGGTTGACGGAACCTTTTTACCTAAATCACTATTACACGCAGATTTAGATCGTGGATTTTTAGATTTTGTTAGAGACCAACTAACTTGTGTTGTTGAGGGTAAAACAATCCCAATGATTGATATTTTAATAACAACACAAAACTGGGCGCAATTTACTGAGACTTGGGACTTTCAAAACATAGATAAAAACACAGAACCACCATTTATAACTGTTATTAGAAATCCAGAAGTTAAATATGGTAATAACCCAGCTATTGTATATAATATACCAAATAGAAGATTGTATACTTATGCTAAAGTACCAACTTGGGATGGTAATAAAAATGGATATGACATATATAAAATACCACAACCAGTACCAATTGATTTAAGTTATTCTGTTGCAATTATTTGTAATAGAATGAGAGAGGTAAATAAATTTAATCAAATTGTTATGGAGAAGTTTGCGTCATTACAAGCCTACCAAACAATAAAAGGACATTACATACCAATAAAAAACACTGGAATGTCAGATGAGTCTGTTATGGATATAGAAAAAAGAAAGTATTATATACAAAAATACGAGTTTACTTTGTCTGGGTTTTTAATCGATGAAGATGAGTTTGAGGTTAGTCCTGCTATAACTAGAACATTCCAACTGTTTGAAACTGAAAGACCGTATAAAAAATCAAAAAGAAGAAAACAAAATCCACCAGAACCATTAACTTATGAATTTGTGTTTCCTATTGGTAATAATGAATCGGAAGAACTTTTAAATTATACATTTAATTTAAAATTAGCGTCTAGTGAAAACGTTAGCTCGTTCCAAATCTATATTAATGGTGACTATTATGGTCAAGATTTAGAAAACGTTGAGGTAAATACTAATGATATTTTATTGGTTATTGTAACAAAGGTTGACGCAACAAAAGAATCTAGGGTAACATACGTACAAGACATACCTTAGTTTTCCCCATATATATCTTTTTTTTCTTTACAGGTATTAAAAATCAAATTTTCTAAAAATCTATACATTTTTATACCACGCTTATTACAATAGTCTTTAAGGGCTTTATGAGCCTCGATAGATATTTTTAAATTTTTTATCTTTTTTTGTTCATTTTCCATAGGTAGAAAAAAGGTAGAAAAAAATCTTACCAAAATATAAATAGTTTCTAATAAGTAAAGTTTTTGGTAAAATCAATAATATTTATTATAAAAATAAATTATTAAAACATAAAAAAAGAAATGGCTACGAATAGTAAAGTTTTTGTTTCACCGGGTGTTTATACTTCCGAAGTTGATTTAAGCTTTGTAGCTCAGAGTGTTGGTGTAACAACATTAGGTATCGTTGGAGAGACTCTTAAAGGTCCAGCTTTCGAACCTATTTTTGTTAAAAACTACGATGAGTTTCAGACTTACTTTGGAGGGACATCTGCTGAAAAATTTGTAAACACACAAATTCCTAAATACGAGGCAGCATATATTGCTAAATCTTATTTACAACAATCAAATCAATTATTTGTTACTAGAGTTCTTGGTTTGTCTGGTTATGACGCTGGACCTTCTTGGTCAATTATAACTAAAGCAAACTTAGACCCAGCAACATTAAATTATAATTGTTTAAGTGGAATTACTGTTGATTGTGAACCAGTTTGTGTTGTTAAAAAAGAAATGTCTTTTGAGGTCCCATTCACAGCGTGTACTGATGACCCAACAACTGTAACATATGGTGCTTTCCCTAGTGAAATACAAGATATTCTAGATACAGAATATGAACAACTAGAAGGTGATATTAGTACACTTAACGACCAAATAAGTAATATGGTATCAGATGTAATAACAAGTTCTAACCCTTCTATGGCAGAAGATGAGGTTGTTTATTACTTTGGTGCGATACCAGAAGACGAATATAATTATTTAAGTACTACAGGTTATACACAAGAAACTGATGTTTTTGGAATTCAAACAATTCCATTTGAGAATTTAACCCCTGAGTCACCAAACAATGATGCTTGGTATTATGCCTTATTTACAAATAATGGCGGTGGTGAATATAGTGGTTATTCATTCTTTACAACAGTTACTAGTTTAACAAACATAAACCCTGTAACTACAACAACTACAACTCCAGCACCAACTACAACTACAACAACAACTGATCCTTGTGTAACTCCAGACCCAACAACAACTACTACGACAACAGCTCCTGTTGTTATTGATTGTTATTCTGGTAATGTTTCAGGTATTATATATTACTATACTGGAACATCATTTACACAATTTGATGATTTAGTTGTAACAACACTAAGGTCTAGAGGTATCTCAACATATAGTAATGAGGTAAACCCAGTATTCCAAATATCTGATGTTAATAATGTAACATTAGATATGACTGGTGAATACGTTGGAGCACTTAAAAATCCATTCTCAACATTTGCAATTAATGCTACTAACGATAGTGGTACAGCATTTGACTTTGAGGTTTCATTAGGCTCTAACTCATCTAAAAATATTAATAAAGTATTTGGTAAGGGTAACTTTAGTAAACCAAGATTACAAAATCCATTAATGGTTGAAGAGTCTTTCTTAACTCTATTAAACTATGCTTGGAATAAAGGATATATTAGAGGTTTGAGTTCTGAGTTTGTAACAACAGAAGGAGCTCAAGCGAATGACTCAAGTACTATAGGTTGGTATATGGATAAATTCCAAACACCAGAGACTCCTTGGATTGTATCAGAAGTTAGAGGTAATAAAGTATTTGACTTATTTAAAGTTTATAGTATTTCTGATGGTAATTCTGCTAATACACAAATTAAAGTATCAGTAACAGATATATCATTTAACAATTTAACATTTACATTGTTAATTAGAGATTATTTTGATACTGATGCAAATCCAGTAGTTCTTGAGAAGTTCTCTAACTGTTCTATGGACCCACAAGAAAATAACTATATCGCTAAAAAGGTTGGTACATTAGATGGTGAATACTCATTAAATTCTAAATTTATTTTAATTGATGTGAATTATGACGCACCAATTGACGCACTACCTTGTGGATTTAAAGGATTCTCATTTAGAGAATATCCTGGAAGTAGATCTCCATTCCCAGTTTATAAAACAAAATATGACAAAGCTGGTGAATTGGTTTACAACCCACCATTTGGTTTCTCTAATGGTCTTGATGACGCTTACACTAGCCCAGGAGATAATGTTAGAAAAACTTTCTTAGGTATTTCTTCATTCTGGGGTTATGATAGTGATTTCTACCAATATAAAGGGAAAAGAAAACCACTTAACCTTTGTACTGGTGAAGGAAACGTTTGGGATTTTGTAACAAAAGGATTCCATATGGATCAAAATGCTAGTGGAATTACAATAAATGGTGGTTACACATCATCAGGTGAAACAGCATACGAGGTTGGTGTTGCTTCATTCTCATCAGAACCAACAGACCCAACAAATCCTTACTATAGATTAAATTCTAGAAAATTCAACGTAATGGTTTATGGTGGATTTGATGGTTGGGACATCTATAGAGAGTACAGAACAAATGGAGATAGATTTGCTCTTGGTAGATCAGGATTCCTAAATGGAGCCTGTGCTTCAACTAGATTCCCTAATGGAAAAGGAAATGGTCTATTTAAACAAATAGCATTAGGTGATGGTTCAATTGACTATGGAAATACTGATTACTACGCATACTTGTTAGGTCAAAGAACATTTGATAACCCTGAAGCGGTTAACATTAATGTGTTTGTAACACCAGGTATTGATATTACTAATAACTCTAACCTAGTTGAGTCTGCAATTGATATGGTAGAAAACGAAAGAGCTGACTCACTATATGTTGCGACATTACCAGATTACAATATGTTCTTACCAACAACAACAGGTGAAGATGGTTTAATATATCCTCAAGAAGCTGTTGATAATTTAGAAGAGACTGGTATTGATTCTAACTATACAGCAACTTACTATCCTTGGGTACTTACAAGAGATAGTGTTAATAATACTCAAATTTATATTCCACCGACAGCTGAAGTAACTAGAAACTTAGCCTTAACGGATAATGTTGCGTTCCCATGGTTTGCAGCGGCTGGTTATACTAGAGGTATTGTAAACGCAGTTAAAGCTCGTAAGAAGTTAACACAAGAAGATAGAGACGTTCTTTATCTTGGTAGAATTAACCCAATTGCAACTTTTGCAGATGTAGGAACTGTAATTTGGGGTAATAAAACACTACAAGTTAGAGAATCAGCACTTGATAGAATAAATGTTAGAAGATT